GAGTATCCTGCCGTTCCGGCCTTGGTTGACGAATGCTATCCCTATGAGACTCTCCGAGGGCCTACCGGAGAACTTTACGGGCTCGTCCCCGCACGGTATCGAACCAGATGTCAGTGGAAGAACCGGGGTCGACATCCTCGGATCCGGGTAAAAATCTTCGACGTAGTGTACACCATTCACGGTGATTCACTCGACGCCCGAAAGACTTGCGGCCAATTAATGGGCCAGGCAACGTCGTTCCCCTTGTTGTCGCTCGTGAACCTAGGTTGCTCTCTAGCAGCATTCCGCCGTGGAGGCGATCAACGCCACTGGAGAGATCTCATCTCAGACGTGATCATCAACGGTGACGATAGAGTCGCCAGTTCGACTGCGGCAGTGGAATCTCATTTCTGGAACATCGCCGGTCCCATGGGGCTCCGCGAGAGTGTTGGTAAGAGCCATATGCACCCGAAGTATGCCTGTATCAACTCGCAAGATTACACAAGGTCAGTCGGGAGAACTGGTGAAGTCACCTGGACCCGGGTCGCTTCTCCGCGGATCCCGCTTCTTTATGGAATCAAGAAGTTGGCGGGTATCCAGTTCCGACCATCCGAGGTGATCACAGCTCTCTTTGAGACTGTCCCTCTCCGTTCGTCTAAGGCATTCGTGGCTCTATATCTGCGAAAATGGTCGAAGCGAATCCAGTTTGAGTGCCAGGAAAGAAACTTGTTCCTCCCAGTTTCCCTTGGAGGTTTCGGACAAGTCCCCCCTGTATCCTGGAGATGGGGCGTGACATATATCCAGAGAGCCTTGGCTAGTCGACTCCGACAGAAACAGCCGTATGCCGACTTTGTCTTTGGCCCATCTCGGACCGCCAATCCCTTCCGGGACCCTGTCAATTCGACGCCCTGGGATATAGTGGCTACCATGGTCGAGGATCCTCGCGAGGATCCTTCTGTGTTTGAGCGTAGACGGTTTGAAAACCGTTTCAACTTGAAAACCATTGTACAGGAGGCAAAGCGACGGACCGTCACTGAGGCCGTGTGTCACCAATGCCGACGCAGCGGTCGACTCGGATCTCGCTGTCCCTGCGGTTCGCGATACTACCGATGCAGACAGTCTCAGCCAGTTATCTCCAAACCGACTTGCGTTTACGGATGCGACATGCAATGGGGTGATCCAGACTGCGTTGGGAGTACTCCCTATCGGCATGTTGACCATGTCCTTCGAACGTCTCCGTCCGTGTCGGTATGCGGATGTAACGAATGTCCGAACGTAATCCAACTTGACCTGGAGACTCGGGAACTGGAGAGACAGGTGCCGTCGGAAAAGGAGGTGATGAGCTTCCCTCCAGTCCGCCCTAACCGAGAGGTTTACCCCGTTCGAGGGGATAAGATCGGGAGACGCTTCGAGGATAACCGAGAATACCGTTACACTCTTCTCAGTCGTTTGGCTGAGACGGGATCCGTTCCACTTCCACTTTAGCGGAAGACACGTCTGGCACGACGTAAACTTTGCCGGTGATTCCGTGAATCCAGCGAGAGCTGTTAGCCCTGTTGTCCGCAGGCCGCGCAAGCGCTACGGGGTCCCCTACTTAACTTTCCAAAACGGTCGGCTTGACAAGCTGTAAAGTGCCGTGCTAAGTCCCTAGGGACGGAATTTGCCGAGAGAATGCACGGAAAGGCGTTAGCTGTAGGGGATGATCATTCCCACTTGCCATGGTATC